CGTCCCTGAAATGAAGGACGAAGAAATTAAGCTGGCGGAGACACAGACTCGCCTCCCTTTTGACTTAGCAGAACCAGTCAAAGCACCTAAGCCAGCGTTAGGACAAGAAGATAACTACATCGACGACATCGTCCCAGAGGAGGCGATCTTCTCAACTGCAGCGATGGCAGCCAAAGAGGCTGCAGAGCGGGTTCAGAGAGTCGCCATCAATGCTGTTCAATCTGCTGGAGTCGGAGGAGCAGTTCCGCCTCCGACAGTCTCGGGACCTGCTGTTGCCGCAGCCCTTGGTGCTCTATCTGTTGGAGTTGATAAACGACTCGCGCAGCAAGCCTCCAACCTGACCTACGGGCTTGGCAGGGCACAGGGGCTGCGAGCATCAGGTGCGAACAGGTACATCTACTCAAACCTGGCAGAGTCGATGAGCTGCGACGCCTGCATGGAGCAGGACGGCACGGTGTTCGGAGAGGATGAGCTCGACGTTTACGCTGCGCTTCCCTTCTGCGTGGCTGACGCGATGTGCAACTGCCTCGTCATCGGACTATTCGACTGATGGCTGGGGGGCGACCAAAGAGGAAAGACCTGCCGGAAGGTATTGGTCAATATCCCGACTATGTCGTCTCGGTCATCGCCCACGAGCGCGGCGAGACCATCAGCCCAGAGGGTGTCCGCTATCTGAGGGAAGCGAACAATATCCCCCCGGCATCGGAGCCTTATCGAAGTCGGTGGCTTGAGCGAAGAGGCATGTCCTCGGAAGACTTCTAGTTTCCTTGGCCTAGCCTTCCTTGCGGACCTTGCCCCTTTTTACGCACACTGGGGACCATGATGGACAAAAAAGAGTACATGGCTGAGTGGAGCACGGCGTATATCAACGACCTGCCTGACTCTGCTTTCCTCTACATCGCCCCTGGTGGTGAGAAGGACGACGACGGGCGCACGACCCCTAGGTCGCTCCGCTACTTCCCGGTGCGTGACGAGAAGGGTCAGCTCGACCTGCCGCACCTCCGCAATGCCATCGCTCAGGCCCCCAAGGCCAACCTCTCCCCCGACATTATCTCCAGAGTCCAGGCTGAGGGTCGCAAGCTCCTTGAGGGCACTCGCGAAGAGGCTATGGACGACTACGATCAGGTAGACGAGGAGATGCAGCAGGCTCGGAGCATGGAGGCCAGCAAGGTCGAGGCCGAGATGCAGATGTCGGACTGGTCCGGTGCTCTTCGTCTCGATGATGTGTCGGTTGACAAGGTCATCGAGCTCGCACGCTCTGGAAGTCACTACGGACGAGCTTCTGACCGTCGAGTCAATCTGTCGGCCTCGGACATCGAGTCGATGGCTCGGGGTTACTCGCTCATTAAGTCTGAGGGCTGGTTCGCGACGGGTGCGCCTGTCGGATACAACCACGCATCCTTGTCGGGTGCCCTTGATGCGGAGAGCACAAAGGCTGCTGGTCGCATCATCGACGTTCACGTTCGGGCTAACGACGACGGCTCGATGAGCCTGATGGGCACCGTCCGGTGGACGGATGAGGCCAAGCGTCGGATTCGCGCTGGCGAGTTCGATGGATTTAGCATCGAGGCTGTCCCTGCAGAGGGAGCTCGGTCAAAGAAGACGGGCGAAAAGCTCGGGGAGTGGGCTTTGATTGGCGGCACTCTCACCAATGAACCCTTTGTGGCAGGCATGGAGCCTGTCGCTGCATCTGAAAAGAGGAACGAGATGAGCTTCAAGCTGATTTCTGAGACTCTCGCTCTTGGCGAGGGTGCTGGCGAGGTTGAAATCCTTGCTGAGATCCAGGCTCTCCGCGAGCGTGCCGAAAAGGCTGATGCGCTGGCTGAGGCTCTGGACACGGTGACCACCGACCGAGACGCCATCAAGGCTAAGTTTGACGACCTCGAGGCCAAGGAGATTGAGCGCATGCTTGATCGTGCTTGCGTTGACGGTCGAATCGCTGCTTCTGAGCGTGATGACTACCTTGAGATCTACACCCACTGCGGCGAAGAGCGGGCCAACCGTGCCTACTTTGAGAACCGCATCAGCGTGACTGAGGTCGGCAAGGCCGGAACTGACGCTGAGCGCATTGAGCGCGGCACCGTTTCCGCCCAGTGCTCTGCCCTCGCTGAGAAGCTCTCTGAGGAAGAGGGACTTGACCCGGCTGCTGCATTCGCACGAGCGATGCAGATTGTCCTTTCCGACCCCACCAAGATCGCGGCTTACGAAGCCGAGACGCTCGACTCCTAGGAGATAGACGATGTCTGTACCTTTTGATCCCTATATCTTGACCCGCAAGTGCAATGAAGACCTCGCTGGCAAGGAGTACCATCTCGTTCGCCCCAACGGTGACGACGACATTACTCTCACGATTGCGACCCAGCTTCCCATCGGAGCTCTGACCAACGATGTTGGCACAGGGACCGCAACTGACCCGATCTACGTCCCCGTTCAGGTGGGTCAGATCATCAAGGTCAAGTGCGGTGGCGCGATCACTGCGGGCAACCTCGCTGGCTCTGACGCCAACGGGCAGGCTGTGCAGGTTGACGGTGCCCACGGTGGTGGTGCCAACAACCACGCTTTCGGCATTGCGCTTGAAACCTACGCGAACGGTGACATCGGAGCATTCCTCTGGGCACCTTCTTACCTCTCGACCTAATCGGTATTTAGGAGACCACTACGATGGCAAATGTTCATGGATTTGTTCAGGACGTGATGTTGACGCGTTATGCGCGTCTCCTCGGTCCTCAGCTCGGCAGCTTCATTGCTGACGACATCTTCCCTTCGGTAGACGTTGGAACGAAGACCGGAAAATTCTATTCCGTAGACGGTGGCTTCAGTGCCGCATCCCCCGGTCACGACATGGTGATCGCTGACGGACAGGCTTCCCCTCTCCGCATCAGCACCAGCGTCAGCAAGGTTGACGGCTGGGAAGTGGACGCCAACGGACTCGGTGTTCAGCTCTCCAAGACCTCTGAGGCTTATGCTCAGGGCAACGGGCTGAACCTGCGTCAGGCGAACACTGCAGTCCTCGCTCGCGAGTGCATGATCAACCGAGAGCGCCAGGCTGCTGCCATTGCTTTCTCGGCTACGGTCTTCGCTGGCAAGACGGCTGCTCTCGCTGGAGCCGACCGCTTCGACAACGCTGCTTCTGACCCGATCAGCACCGCTCAGACGGCTCGCGACACGGTCATCAAGAACAGCGGCGAGGCCCCCAACGTCGCCATCATGGGATACGAGGTCTACAAGTCGCTTCGCCAGCACCCGCTCATCCTCGAGTACTGCTCGCGTACCAACAGTCGCGTCGGTCTTCTGACCAACGATGACCTGGCTCGTGCCCTTGACGTGGAGACCATCTACGTCGGCAAGGCTGTGGCGAACACTGCGGTCGAAGGCCAGACGGCTTCCAACGCTTACATCTGGGGCAAGAGCCTCCTGTTTGCGCGACTCCGTCCCTCGCCTTCCCCGATGACCCCGCAGTCGTGCCTGCAGCGCTGGCGATTCCAGGGTTCCTCGGACGGTGCGGTTCGTCGCTGGGAGCCGACTCCCTACGTCGAGCAGCTTGATATGACGTGGAACGACCAGTTCGCAGCTCCGACTACGGACCTTGGTTACCTCTACACCACCGTCGTTTCGTAGGAGGCTGTCATGGCTCTCCTCTACAAAGGTGTTGCAGAGAACCCGGAGAATGGTCTCCGGGTTCGCCTGGGGTTTGAGGTGTTCAACCTTTCGGACCACCTCACTCTCACCAACCAGAATGCCCAGTTCCTATCCGTCACACCTGACGCAGCAAGGAACGTCACGATGCCGAGCGAGGCTGCGTCTCAGGGCTCCTTCTTTTTCATTAAGAATGAGTCTGCGTCGCACTCCTTGACGATCTTGGATTCGGCTGGCGGCAGTGGCCCAGGAACGATTGGCACCGAGAAGCAGTACTTCGTTGTTTGCAACGGGACTGCTTGGGTTGTCATTGAGTAATAAGAATTAGGAGCACCCCTATGACTTACGAAGTTTTGCCTGGACAGGCAGTTATTTATAACGGGGTTATGTACCCCTCGGGTTCGATTGTTCCGGCTATCGAGGAGATGCAGAGTCTCCTCGATGCCGGGGTGGTCGGCCTAGTCGAAGAGAAGGTGGTTGTCCGTCCTGAGCCTGTAAGGCAGGGGCGAGGAACTGCAGTCTCGGGTTTCGACCCCTCGGAGCCCTCCTCGATTACCAACGTCCCCCTTCGGCTTCTGCCGAATGTCCTCAAGGACATTGACGACACCGACCTTCTGCTTGAGATGCATGAGGCCGATGGTCGCAAGGGTGGCAAGGATTTGATCGAAGAGCGACTCGGAGAGCTGGAGGCTTCAAATGCCTAGGTTGATTCTGAAGTGCGACATTGAGATCGAAGGCATCGAGATTCAAGCCGGTGACGAGATTGAAGTTGATGACGACAATGCGGAGCGGCTCATCCGTCGCAACGCTGCAGCGCTGAAGAAGGCCGCACCTAAGAAGAAGAAGGCCAAGGCAGAAGCTGAAGAGTAAGGAGCTCCCTCGTGGCGTATAACGCAGACATCGCGACCGCTACGAGCATGGCTCCCCAGTTGGGGACGCTCTCCTCGAGCACGACCCCGACCCTCACCCAAGGCAATGTGATCTGGGCGAAGGCGTACAACCAAGTTCGCCTCGCCTTTATCGCTGCCGGGATGGGTGACACCCTCACCGCAGCCAGCATCGCAGAGAACGTCGCTCAGACCGCAGAGATGTTTCTGGCTAGTGGGAACATCCTTCTGGCTAAAGGCTCCATCGGAGCTGACGGTAAGGCCACCGCAGACCAGCTCATAGCGCGCGGAGAGATGCTCTTAGAGCAGCTTTGGAGCCAGCGTACCTATCTCATCGCCAACGGGGCCACAGGGACGACTACAGGACCTTCTATCTGGTCTAAGTCCAACTGGACTGAGGACTCCGATCCTGACTTCGACTACACCCCTGGAACGGGTGATCGTCAGTACGCTGCTCCCCCTGCCTTTCAAGACGGGGATGATCTGTGAAGTTCACCGTCGAGATGAGCCCCGATCCCAGGAAGTTCACCCTGGCCTTCGATGAGTGGGCCAAGGAGGTTCAAGACTGGCGTCGAGCTTGGACTGACATCAGAAAACTGTTCTACAACCACGAACGCCAGCACTTCGACAGTGAGGGTGCGACGACGGGGGCTAAGTTTGCTCCTCTTACGGGTCGCGCAGCCTGGTGGTACGAGAACCTCCCGTACAAAGAGTGGAAGGGCAAACACTACCCTGGCCTCCCGATTTTGCAGCGAAGTAGGGTGCTCTATAACGCTCTGACATCTGGAGGTCGGGGTTCTTTATTTAAGCGAAGCCGAAAGAGCATGGAGATCGGAATTAAGAAGCCTTCTGGTCAGCCGGGACAAGTTGAGACCTATGCTCGAGCTCATCAGGGCAAGGATGGTCAGGGGCTAGGTCCGGCCTATCAGCCATCCAACTACCCTAGGTTTCGCACCAACCCGATCAACAGAACCGCTCGTCCTCCGGTTCGGGCAAACCTCAATGTCAAAGACAAGAGCACCTTTGGCTACGCTGCTTCTCAGATCATGCAGGCTCACATTGTGCTCGCCCGTCGTCGCGCCTTTTCTAAGGAAGTGGAAGATGCGGTTCAAAAGGCAAGGCTCGAGAGCTCAACTGCAGCGAAGTCCACGATCAAGAAGATGATCAAGGGGACCTGGCGTTAGTCATGGCTTATTACGGAGCAGAAGCTGCGGTCGAGGCAATGTCAGAGTTCTTGACGAACGACGCATACGGACTCAATCCCCAGCTCGCGACGATGCGGTCGGAGAAGGGGCTCACCACCGCACAGCTTCCCGACATCTCTCAGTTTGAGAAGTACTACCCCAAGGGGATGCAGTCCCGACAGTTCCCTCACATGGCGATTATCTACCAGAGCGACACTGCAGAGCAGCAGGCGAACTCTAGGATGATTAACGTCAGCATCGAGACTCGCTTGACGGTCCTTGACCTGAATATCAACGGTAGCGAGGCCGATGTCGGGTTGGCTATGTGCCGCTATCGAGACGCTCTAACTAAGATCTTCCTTCGTCGCGTCCCTATGGGCAGGCAGGGGTGGACACTTTCCAACGGTGGAACTGCTGCCACAGGCAGGGTGATTCGCTGTACTATCGAAACCAATGATTTGGCGTTCGATCCTGAAATTCAGGCTTCGACCCCTAACATGATGCTGCGAACGGACTACTTGGTCCGACTGCAAGAGGACTATTGAGATGACTGGACCCTCAGTTGATATTGGACGCGACCTTCAGTTTTTTGCTGATCCGCAGTCAGCCTTCAAGACCGTTGCTACCGACTATCCGGTGGCGACAGACGCTATCCGCGCCATCGCTGCATCGGCTAACGGTAAGTCACCGTTTGCCATGTTTGAGGACAAGCGTGGCACCTCGACTCCCCTAGGCATCATCAACCAGAAGCGCACCGCTGAGTTCAGCATGGAGTGCTACGCATATGTCACCAACCGGGGAACCCTTCCCGATTGGGCCGACATGATGAGCAGTGGCGGCTGGACTGCTGTTGTCTCCTCGGGTGCCGCAGTGACTGCTACAGGCGGAACCACGAGTGTCATCACGACAGGCGACACGACCAACTACAACGTGGGTGAAGCGGCTCTCTTTGAGACTGGCTCGGGGACTGACCAGTACGAGATTCGACGCATTACCAACGTCGTGACAAACACGAGCATTACGGTCTCACCAGCGCTTCTAAACACCCCAGCCTCGGGTGCAAAGATCCGCTCGGGGATTCTCTTCAAGCCCAAGGATGCGAAGGACACGACCCCTGACGCTTTGACCCTCTGGGCCTGCAACAACAACTCCCAGAACCGTCTGATCGGATCTGTGGTCGGCAGTCAGAACATCTCGATGGGTGGCGACGAAGCTGCTCGCATGACCTTCAGCGGCACCGCGCGCCAGAGCAACCTGTTGTCGCAAACTCAGCTTGACGGAGGGATCAACGACAGTGTCACGTCGTTTGACATTGTAGACGGAGCGGTGGTCCCAGAAGACGTTTCGGCCTCAAACCCCGTCTACTTCAAGGTAGACGACGAGATCATGAAGGTCACGGGCATCTCGGGAGGCACAGTCACCGTTGCCGCTCGTGGCGTATACCTCGGTGGTGGAGCAGCCGCTGCCCACGACAACCTAGACTTGTTCACTCCCTACGTTCCGACCGGAACCTATGCAGGGACTCCGATTCCGGCCACCTCGGGGCAGCTCATCGTGGCTGGCTTCCAGTTCCAGGCTGGGACAGTGAGCATCGACATCGACCAAGGCATCATCTACCGGGAGAACGTCCACGGTGATGAGTACGTTGTCGATGGCTACGTTGGGGGGCAGCGCTCGGTCACTGCGACTCTTGACGGGTGGAGCTTCTTCTCGACCACAATGGCAGCAGCCCTTTCGGCTCGAGATCGACTTGCGGTTCCCATTCACGCACAGCAGGGGATGGCAGAGAGCGGCATTCTTGCTGTCGAGATGCCTACGTTCCAGTTTGAGCAGCCTGACCTTGAGCGCGGTGGCGACGAAGTCACCGTTAGCTTGACAGGCCAGGCTCGGGGAACAGCGGCGGAAACTGAAATTTATGTGATGGTCGGTTGACCTTAACCCTAAACACGGGAGCACCACCGTGGAATTGAATAGATGGAATGTCCGCGAGTTCAAGATGGAGGACGCCAGTGGAGACACGGCAGTCATCTTGTACCGTCCAATAACTCATGGCTGGAGGACGAGGCACCTAGAGTTATCTCTTCGCCTCCAGAAGTGCGTCAGCGAGCTTTCTGCGGCGACTCAGGGAGACGAAGAGGACGCATCGGAAGAGCGGATTGCGGGAATCGTGCAGTCGCAGCACGAGGCAAACACTCTAATGTCCGAGTTTCGGTCAAGCATGATGAGGGACCTAGTCGTCGGATGTCGGGACCTCACCATCAACGACGAAGTGCCCAGCCGAGACGAGCTCCTCGAGGCTCTTCTTTTGTTGGAGGACTTGTCTACCGACCTCTGCAGTCACATGCTGGAAGAGGGGACGGTGAGCGAGGACGAGGGAAAAAGCTAAGGGCAGCCTTCCAGTACGTCTCTAAGAATGGGCCGACACAGGAAGAGATTGCTCTTTGGTCGAAGTCCGGGTGGAGCGGGTGCAAGTTGTGGGGAGCTTGCGGAGGGACTCGCTGCCTGGATGGAGACCCTGACAGTCAAGGCCGGAAAAGGTTTCGCACCCCGGTCAAGCTGCCCAGAAGCCGACCCTCGGATTGCCAGCCATTCGACCGGAGGATGACGAGCTGTCCTATTCGTGATTGCGAGCCCTGGATGTGGTCTGCAATTCACGAGTGGAGTGCGTGGAGCCGGTTCAAGTCGTTGCCTCACCCTGGTTCTCTGTCGGAACAGGATGCGCGATTGATCGAAGCCATCGGTATCATTGATTCAGAGTCAATGTTGATCTCTGCTCACCATGCTGAGATTGAATCAGAGCGAGCTCGGAGGCGGAACAAATGAACATCAAAATCGGGGCACAGGTACAGGGGCTAGTTCGCGGGCTGAAAAAGGCCCAGAAGGAAAGCCAGAAGACCGGGATTTCGGTCAAGAAGATGGCTGGCGCGATGGTTGCTGCGGGGGCAGGGCTCAAGGCACTGAACATGGCTGGGATGGCTCTTGGGGCCACCTTCCGTGCAAGCTTTAAGGTTTTTCAAGAATCCAGTGTCGAGATGGCGAAGTTTGGCGACCGAATGGCTAAGCAGGCCAGGATGGTTGGCGTTACTGCTGAGGAGTACCAGGGTTACGAGTTTGCTGCTCAGAGAGCCGGAACTAGCGTTAAGGCTGTCTCCAATGGTCTGAAGAAGCTTGGTCGAG